TTTGATTTGGAAGACGAACAGGTCGACAGCATCATCGTCCAGCAGCTGGCCTGGCACCGCGACGTCTTCGTTCAGGACATCGCCGCGTGCGAAAAGGGCGAGGGCATGGCGATCTTCGACACCAACCGCAAGAAGGACCTCAAACAGCTCAAGAAGCACGTGAAGGCGTTCAATCTAATACTGAGCTACTACGGGGGGCCCAAAGAATGAGCGAGTACTGCATGCGGTGCGGCAACTTTCTTTGCTACTGCGAGGAGATCAAGAAGGCCGAACAGCCCCACGCGTACAAAACAGACAAAGATGAGCAAGTCACTCTGACGCTCGGGCAACTATCTGTGCTGGTCAAACAGGCACAAGAAGATGAGCGTGAGGCGTGTGCGAAAGTAGCTGAGTTTTATGAGCCTCGCTGTGACTCATGCCCAAGAGGGGTCGCTATTGCAATCCGATCAAGGGGTATTGATGGGGCCACAGTTGGTGAAGTTGGGATTTGGGGTGAGAAATGAAAGTTGTAAAACTAAAGGAGAAGAACGCATGACCGCGAGGATTATTAGCAAATTAAATGAGATTAGTGCCCGAATCCTCACAAGCGAAAGGAGAAAATACGTGAGCGACAACCTACTAGGCGTGCTGGCAGTTTTCTTTGCCGGGTTCGTAATGTTCCAGCTTGGCAAGATCCACGGCGCGAGCGTTAAGACCCTGGACATGGTGGAGATCTTCGAGGCGGGCAAGAAGGAGGCGCTCAGGGTCTCGCCGCGCCCTAGCCTCGAGCTGGAGATGACCTGCGCCAACGTGTGGGCCGGCAAGGTCGCGCCTCCGGAGGTTTTTAAGTAACCGTCATGCACGTAAAAATATATAAGATGAACGCCGCGGCGCCGCGGCTATCCGACGAAGAGCCTGACCTGATGGAGCAGGAGGACAGCGACAGCGCGCACGTGTCGCACGTGGAGGGGTGGCTCCCATGGAGCCAGGACGACCTGATCGACATCCGGCGCGTGATCGAGAGCAAGATGCCGGACAAGCAACGCGAGATCCTGGAGGCGTTTCTGTTGGGCAACAACGCCGAGGACCTGGGGGTGACGGAGAAGTACTGGCGGTATCACTTCAAGAAGGCAATTGAATTTATTAAAGAGGAGCTAGGGCTATGAGCGGAAAGCTGGTGGTGCTAACCGGGCGGGCACGGTCCGGAAAAACAACCGTGTCGAGGTACCTGTGCAACGAGCACGGGTTTGTGCTGGTGAAGTTCGCCGGCGTTTTGAAGGACATGCTGTACACGCTGGGCCTGGATTGGGACCAGGTTGAGGGCGGGCTCAAGGAGCACCCCTGCGAGCTGCTGGGCGGCAAGACACCGCGGCACGCGATGCAGACCCTCGGCACCGAGTGGGGCCGTGACATGATCCACCAGGACCTCTGGGTGAACGCCTGGCGGCAGAACGTCCAGCAGCACCTGGACCAGGGTCTGAACGTGGTCACCGACGACTGCCGGTTTGACAACGAGCTGGCCGCGGCAATGGAGCTCGACGCCCTGGTGATCAAGCTGGTGCGCCCGCAAACCGAGAACGACGTGGACGCTGGGCACTCCAGCGAGAGCGTGCCGGAGATGTTCCACTGGCAGGTGGACAACACCGAGGGGATCCTGGCGCTCCAGGAGCAGATCAAGCAGGTGCTCTGCCTGCAACAACAAATTGAGATGGGAGTTTGACAATGGAAGAGATAAAAGAGATTGACCGGTTCACGATGGAGCAACAGATCATGTGCGCGTGGGGCACCTGCGACGACATCGAAACAATACTCAAGGGGTACATGGACCGGCCGTTGCCGATGTCTGAGGACGAGCTCTCCAACCTGCTGATCGGCCTCAAGTCGATGCACCAGCTGCGCTGTGAGCAGCTCTTTGACACGTTTGAAAAACTAATTAGGAAAGGAGACATAAAGTGAAGATACCCAAGCATTTGTTGCAACCCCTGCGCAACCCATTCTCCGAGGCCAAGCGCCAGGAGCTGGCGGTTGCCATGACAAAGAAGATGCTCAACGAGGCCCTGGCCGACCGCAAGGCCGCCGAGAAGGCCAAGGAGCAGATCAAGGGCGGCGACGGCCCCGTTTCTGCATAAGTAGAAGTAGGGCACGTCGGGAGACGCCCCTGCTTCTTCCCCGGGTGTTGGGCTCCACAGGCCCTGCGCACCATCCGGGGCCCCTCTGGGGTTGGAATAGCTTCGACGTGGGCCAAGGCCTAGACGGCAACCTCGCGGATCTGGGTGCAATTCCCAGCAACTCCACCAATACAGGAAACGATTATGGAAGACTTTAAGTGCATGCCCAAAATGGCCGCTGGCGGATCTGCCAAGCCTGGCCTCTACGCCAACATCGCGGCCAAGCGTGAGCGGATCGCCAAGGGGTCCGGCGAGAAGATGCGCAAGCCCGGCAGTGAAGGCGCGCCCACCGCCAAGGCATTCAGGGAGTCGGCCAAAACAGCCAAGAAGTAATGACCAAACGTAAATACATTTTCAAGCCCGAGATGTGCGACGAGCTCATCGAGCTGGGCAAGAGCGGGGCCTCCCAAAAGATGATGTTCTCTACCCTGGGGATCCCCAAGCACACGGCCGAGGACTGGAAGAAGAAGTACCCTGAGTTCGCCGAGGCGCTGGACCTTGCCACAGTGCACAGCCAGGCCTACTGGGAGCGCGAGCTGCTGGCAAACGTCAACAATAAGGCGTTCAACTCCCGCCTGGCAGAGATAGCTCTCCGGGGCCAGTTCCCCACGGACTACAAGGAAACCAGGGAGCAGAAGATCGACGTCAAGGCCGACGTCGTGGTGGATTTCTCCAGCGTTGTCAATGACTTAATCAGCAAGCTTAAAGAAGCTAAGTAGTAATACCCCAGTAAACAGCAGGGTATTTAGAAGGGCGCTCACAAGGCGCCCTTTTGTATTAGTGGGTATACCAGTAACCGTCTACCAAGGAAACCCGCTATGACCGCTCACGCCCTGCTGTCGGCCTCCGCCTCAAAAAGGTGGCTGACGTGCACCCCAAGCGCCCGCCTCGAGGCGAGCCTGCCCGAAGTAAAAAGACCCCCCAGCAGCTTTGATTACAGCCAAGAAGGCACCATGGCGCACACACTGGCCGAGGTGAAGCTTCGCCATCACTACGACCAGATCGGCTACGAGGAGTACCGCCGAGAGTACGAGATCATCAAGGCAACACCCTACTACAGTGAGGAGTTTGAGAGCTATGTGGATAACTACGTCTTATATGTACGCAGTCAAATTGGTGAAGGAGACCGCCCTTTATTTGAACAGCGTGTGGATTACTCTGACTGGGCGCCTGACGGTTTTGGTACTGCGGATGTCGTCATACTATCAAAGCATCGGGTCCGAGTCATCGACCTCAAGTTCGGAAAAGGAATCCCGATCGACGCAAAAGACAACACGCAGCTGAGGCTGTACGCGCTCGGCGCGTGGAGCAAGTTTAAGGAGGAGTTCCCGGACGTCAAGGAGGTGGAGTACACCATCGTCCAGCCGCGGCTCGACAGCATCACGACCGACGGGACCTCGCTCACCAAGCTGCTGGAGTGGGCCAACTACTTCGTCAAGCCAAAGGCCAAGAAGGCCTGGGCTGGCTCCGGTGAGTTCATTCCTGGCGATCACTGCCAGTTCTGCCGGGCAAAGCACACGTGCCGCGCCAGGGCGGACTTTGTCAACGAGGTCGCCTCGCTGGAGTTTAGAAAGCCGGCGACGTACACCGACGACGAGCTGGAGATGTTCCTTACCCGCTCGGGAAATTTAAAGTCCTGGATAAATGATTTGGAGGAATACTTTACCGAACGGGCAATCAAAGAGAACAAGATCCCGCGGGGGTACAAGCTCGCGCCAGGCAAGACCCACCGCAAGATCTCTGACGAGGCGCTGGCGTGCGAGGTGCTCAAGTCCAAGGGGTTCTCTGAGGACGACATCTTCGAGCCGCGCAGTCTGAAATCAATCGCCAAGCTCGAGAAGCTTTCACAAAAGGGGCACGTCGCCTCATTACTTGGTGGACTTATTGTAAAACCCGAGGGTACAATGCGACTGGTGAAGGACGACAACAGCGCAGAGGAGGATTTCAAATGAGCTCAATACGACAGAAGATATTTAACACGTACCCCGGCGCCGAGGATGAGCTTCTCTTCTTGGAGGAAAGGTTCGACGAGGCAATTATTGGCGTTGTGCACGGCCAGGCCAAGCTGTTCGCGGTCTGCTACAGCGAGCCCAAGGTCTTGGAGATACTGGTCGAGCAAGACAACATGGACCCAGAGGCGGCCATGGAGTGGTACCAGTTCAACATGGTCGGGTCGTACGTTGGTGACAACACCCCGGTGTTCATCGACGACGACGTGTTGCAGTATGATGATTAAAGAGCTCGACTGCGTCTTCAACGTGCCAGACGAGATGATCAAGGAGTACGAGGCAGAGTTCAAAGGATACCTGGCTCAGCACAACCGCGACATGATCTGCGGGTTTCGTGACTCCACGTTTATGATTATCGAGTCGTTGCGCGAGGACCCAGAAAAGCTCAGCAAGCAGTTCTACGTCAACAGCTTTATAAAGGCGCACGCGATGCGTGAGGCACTCAAAAAATTAGGGGTGTTGTATGACGCGTGAAGTGTGCTACTATTTCAGTACGGGTAACGAGCCGGCCCGCGAAATCGGCTCTATCGTTAGCAAAGGAAGCCAAGATGGCAAAAGCAATTAAAGTAGTAACCGACAAAGTACGTTTCTCGTACGCCCACGTGTTCCAGCCTCAGGTCTCAGTTGAGGAAGGCAAGGCGCCCAAGTACTCCGTCTCCGTTCTTATCCCCAAGACCGACAAGGCCACGATT